GACTTTATTGTTAAAGGACAAAACGATGATACTTTATTATATACTGATGCAAGTACTGATAGAGTAGGTATTGGAACTAGCTCTATTGGAGAATTGCTACACGTAGATGGTAGTATAGAATTTGCTGGTAGAAAATATAATAGAGGTACTGTGAGTGTAGCTGGAGCTGGTAGTGGAAATGGACAAGCCATAACTTTAAGTACAGAATTAGGAACAACTTTACACGTTAATTATCAATACAAAATTACTTTAAATACAACAGGAACTGGTACTGACACTGGAGCAGTATATATTTTAACTTATGACCAAGATGGTGGAGCTTGGGATTTACACCTTGTATCAAGAAATGGTAGTAGTTCTAATCATCCACTTGCAATAGTAGATGGTAGTAATTTAAAAGCATATCATAATCATTCATCTACATATAATATTTTATATTTTGTAGAACTTTGGGATATGGCAGCTGATGATGGAACATTGCATGGTTGGGGTTCTGATTATCAATGGACAAGAGATGTAGATACTTTATCATATAGTGCTGGAGATGTAAATATAGATTCAGGTACTTTTTATGTAGATGTTTCTACTAACAGGGTAGGATTACTTGATACATCACCTGATGCTACTTTACAAATAGGAAGTGGAACTGATGGTAAATTATTCCATACAGATGGACTTTATAATGATGTAACCTTTAATGGTGGTTCAGGTGGAACAAGTGGTGTATGGGAATTTGTTAATAGTGGAACTTGGGGTCAAACAAGATTTTATGTTCAAGATGCTAATAATAGTGCCGATAGATTAACTTTTGATTTTAGAGGTAATGGAACTGCAAATAAAATTTTAGCAGGTACTTCAACTGGAAATGTCGGAGTCGGCACCACATCACCCGCACAAAAGCTTCACGTAGCTGGAAATGTAATGATTTCTAATAATACATTCTTTATGGGCGAAGATGCTGATGGAGATGATATAGGGTTACTTGGAATACATTCTAATAATAATGTTTACATTGGTCCAAAAGATAATGCCTATGCTGGTGGATTTATGCTTTATGGTGCTGCTTCAAGTACAAGTGGTCACGTGTGGTATTCAGGTAATGCTGAAGCAATGAGAATAGATAGTTCCCAAAATGTCGGAATAGGAACCAATTCGCCCGGAGGTAAGCTTGACATTAAAGGTAGTGCAAGTGCTAATAATTTAACCATTAGTGCTGATATGCACACAGTCGGTGGTGGGCATTTATCTAATTATCAAACTTTATTATTTGCAAATACAACAAATAATACTGGGTATGCTGCTATTAGACACTTTGCAAACTCACATAACGATTCTGCAAGTCAATTAAGATTTTTAACTTCTAATACATCAGGAACATTATCAAATCAAATGACTATTGATGATACTGGATTTGTCGGAATAGGCACTACAACACCTGGGTATAAATTGCATGTTAATGATGGAAGTACAAAAATTTCCTCAACAGGTAATACCACTCTTTTTATAGATGGTGCGGGTAATGGTTATACATCAGGTCAAATTGTATTTCAAGGAAGTGATGATGATGCAAGTTATAGAGGAACCGGTGTATTTAATCACGATGCGGCAAGTGATATAGAATATTTTAGTGGAACTTTATATGCAAATGATGCTTGGGCAGTATGTAGAAAAACATCAGTTGCCTCACACGATAGTTCAGTAGCACAAGGAAGCAATGCTTTATTTATTATAGAGGGTGGTGGAGATGTTGGAATTGGTTTGTCAAATCCACAAAATAAATTTACAGTAAATGACACAGGCACGCACCAAGCAAGTATACAATATGATGCTTCCACAAGATTGCAAATTAGTGTAGAGAGTAGTGGTAGAGCAAGATTTTATACTGACAATAGTGCTAATGTTGGTATTGAAAGCGGTGGACTTTATGTACAACCTACACAAAAACTATTCTTAGATGGTGGTAATGATACCTTTATAAAAGAATCAAGTGCTAATGTAATGGAATTTTATTGTGGTAATTCAAGAAGAATGCAATTAACTACTACTTATTTAGCAGTTCCTGATAATGCTTATTTAGCAGCTGGGGATAATAATGAAGTATTTATACGACACGATGGTAATGGACATTTCCAAAGTAATGGTGGGCAAATGTATATTAATAATGTAGCCACTACTAATATAATAATAAGTGTAGGTAATGATGAAAAAGTTAGAATTGAAAATGATGGAGATATGCATGTAAAGGCAGATGTAGTTGCGTTTTCATCGGTACCATCGGATATAAGATTAAAAAAGAATTTTACAAAGATTGATAATGGATTAGATATTATAAGCAAATTAGATGGTCAAACATTTAATTGGAAAAAGGGTGGAGATAGATTAAGTGCAGGATTTAAAGCACAAGAAGTAGAAAAAGTATTACCACACTTAGTAGACGAAAGAGAACTCCCATTACACTCAGACGATGAAAAAGATTATAAAGTATTAAGGTATGAAGAAATAATACCTTATTTAGTAGAATCAATCAAAGAATTAAAAACTACCGTTGAAGAACAACAAAAAGAAATTAAAGACTTAAAGAATAAATTATAATATTGTTATATTTATTAATGTATACAAATAGACTATTAATAGGAGAATTTTAATGGCTCAAGAACCAATATGGCCAGGAAGTGGTTCGAGTGTTTATGGTAAAACACCATTCGGACTATACGACAGCGATACAGAATTTCAAAATGAAGCACCACAAGTAGCAACTTGGTGTGCAAAAAGACTTGGATATCCAATCATAGATATTGAACTTCAAGACCAACAATTTTACGCTTGTTTAGAAGAAAGTATTTCTGAATACTCAGCACAAGTCAATCAATTCAACATTCGTGATAACTTATTACATTTAAGAGGTCAATCAACCAGTTCAAACTTTACTCACAAACGAGTTAAATCAGGACTTTCTGAAAATGTATTTATAGCAGAAGATTATGGTTCAGAAGCTGGAGTCGGAGGAACCGTAGAATACAAAAGAACTTCAATTGCAGTTGGTTCAGGTAGTCAAACTTATGACTTGAATGAATTAATAGCTGATACGGAACAATGTGCTATAGAAGTTAAACGAGTTCATTACGAAGCAAGACCAGCAGTATCGAGATACTTTGACCCATATGCTATGACAGGAATGGGAACATACAATATGTTGGATGGTTTTGGTTTTGGAAATCAATCACCAGCAATTACATTTGTAATGCAACCAATATATGCAGATTTATTGAGAGTTCAAGCAATCGAGTTCAATGACCAGATTAGAAAGTCAGCTTACTCTTTTGATATTCAAAATAATAATTTAAGAATATTTCCAGTTCCAACATCTTCAGGCTCAGTTTGGATTGATTATATAAAAACAGACGATAGAGACAATCCAGTAAAAACTCGTTATAGTGGTTCATTAGGAGTAGTTTCAGATTACTCAAATGCTAGTTATGATTTTATGACTTATTCAAACATCAATGATGTGGGTAAACAATGGATTAGAAAATACGCATTAGCACTATCAAAAGAGTTATTAGGAATTATTCGTTCCAAGTATGGTAGTATTCCAATTCCAAACGCAGAAGTTTCACTTGACGGAGATACTTTAAGAGCAGAAGCAACTGCAGAAAAAGAACAATTAATAGAACAACTAAGAGAAAATTTAGAACAAACAAGTCGTAAGGCGTTGTTAGAAGCTCAAAGAGAAGAGCAAGACTCTCAACAAGAAACTTTGAAAAAAGTACCTTACCCAATTTACGTAGGATAAATCAATGCCACAAAGATATTATGGAGCAAAAGATTTGGCAACCATAGAAAAGTTCAACAAAGAACTTTTAGGTGAACCAAATAAAGACGATTGTGGGATAATCGACCAGTTTGTAATTCTTTACAGAACTTCAGTATATGATACAGAAACAAATATGTATGGTGAAGCTTCACAAGGTAAAACTTACAAACAAGGTGTAAAACTTCCGTGTATTGTTAATGCTGAGGACTTTGATTTCAACTATGATGACTTCGGTGCAGATAACAGACAAAATGTATCATTTGCATTTCAAAGAGCATACTTAGTAGAATCAGATATACGACCAGACATCGGTGATATATTGAAATGGAACGAAGGTTATTTTGAAATTAAAAACTATAACGAAAACCAATTAGTAGGTGGGGACCCAACAAAATCTCATTCAATAGTGGTACAGGCTCATTTAACAAGAATGCCAACCACAAACTTAGAAGAATATAGAGGTTTCTAATGGTAAGAGGTAAACCGGTTCCAAGAAACGAAAAATTATCTTTTAATCGTGCAGAAAAAATAAGTCGTAATTCACCTGCAGTAAAAGATGATGTAAAAAATTTATCCATTGGTTTAATGGATATGGATAGTGCTATTATGTACTATTTCAATAATGTGATTAAACCAAAAGTAGAAGTAAATGAAGAAGTAGTTGATGTCCCGTGTATTTATGGTTCAAATGAAAAATGGAATCAAATATCTAAACAAGGATATCTAAGAGATAAAAAAAGACAGATTATAGTTCCTTTGATTGTTTTTCAAAGAACATCTATGGAAAAAAATACAAATATGTCTATTGACAAGTTAGATGCAAATAATCCTAATTTGTTTTACTCTTTTGAAAGAAAAAATACAAATCACAATAGATTTGATAAGTTTGATATTTTACAAGGAACTAAACCAGGAAAAGAGTTTTATAATGTTGTTATGCCAGATTATGTTAAACTTACATATGAATTTACAATATGGACTTCTTACATTGACCAAATGAATAAAATTATAGAAATGATTAACTATTCAGACGGAGCATACTGGGGTGAACCAGGTAAGATGAAATTTAAAAGTGAAATTAATACTTTTGAAGATTCTACTGAATTAGATAATGAAAAAATTATTAAAACAAAATTTAGTGTTGTGTTAAATGGTTATATATTACCAGAACACTTTAACAATAAAACTACAACACAAAAGTATTACACACCAAAAAAAATTATTATCAGGGAACAAACTGATAAAAAGTTAGAGGATATAATTAATAAATAATATTATGGCAAGAAGTAAACCAATACCAAGAAGTCAGAGAAAAATATTCAATCGTGGAGAAAAGATTAGTCGTAATCCAGCGGGTGTTAAAGACGATGTAAAGAATTTATCCGTAGGTATTATGGATATGGATTCAGCAGTTATGTATTACTTCAACGAAGTAATTAAACCCGATGTAGAAGTAAATGAGGAAAAAGTTAAAGTTCCTTGTATTTATGCTTCACCAGAAAGATGGACCCAAGTTTCTAAACAAGGATATTTACGAGACAAAAAAAGACAAATTATTGTTCCGTTGATTGCTTTCAAAAGAACAAGTATGAGTCGTAATGATAATTTTTCCGTAGATAAATTAGATGCTAATGACCCAAAATTATTTTATTCTTTTCAGAAAAAATATTCACAACAAAATCGTTTTGATAAATTTTCAGTTCAACAAAACCTAATACCAGGTAGAGAGTACTATAATGTTGCAATACCAGATTATGTAACTTTAACATATGAGTTTATCATTTGGACATCTTACATTGAACAAATGAATCGTATCGTTGAAAAAGTAAATTACTCTGATGGTTCTTATTGGGGTGAGCCTGGTAAAATGAAATTCAGAACTTCAATTGATAGTTTTTCAAACGCTACTGAAGTTGAGGGTGAAAGATTAATCAAGACAAACTTTACAATGACTTTAAATGGTTATATTTTACCAGAGTCATATAACAACTATAACACTACTCAAAAATACTTATCACCTAAAAAATTGATTGTTAGAGAAAGTACAGATACAACATTAGTAGACGATACTGGTAAAAGAGTAGGATTGAGTTCTAATGCAGCAGAATTTGGTGAAGAAACAAAAGATATATTTTCAATCAACATTTCAAATGGATTGTTGTTTGAACAAGGAACTGGTGTAACCTTATCTAACAATGGATTTTCTTTTGATGGTTCTGACAATCTAACACAAGAATTTTCAATTGGACAATCAGTCGGAACATCTGACAATGTTCAATTCAACACATTAACTGCAAACTCAGTTCAAATAGGAACAGGAACTACTGTAATTGCAGATGGAAGTATTAGTTCATCAGACGGAACAATAGAAATAACAGGGTCTACCGCAATAACCGGTAGTATGACGGTAGTTGGAGATTTAACCGTTACTGGTAGTTTAGTTTCACAAGTATTCATAACTGAAATAACTACTCAATCAATAGACTTTTCACAAGGTTCAAATGAATTTGGTGATACCTTAGATGATAGTCACGAGTTTACTGGTTCAGTTGATATCACGGGTTCATTCAGTTTGAATGGATATGAAGTAAATGGAATTTCAAATGACCCTGCATTAACTGACGCCAGTCAAACTAATTTAGTTACGGAGTACGCATTAGCTAATTTTAGTATTAGTGGGGTATCAACAAACGAAACAGACTATTTAAGAAAGAATTTTTACAAAAAATCAAATACTATTATCAGTACGAATACCGCAAGTTTTAGTGCAGTGACAGCTTCTGCTCCAGGTGATTTAACATCAACAAGTGAAAATGATTTTGTATTCTTTATCAATGGACAATATATGGAACACGACGCAGTATCTATTCAGCAATCAGATGGTGGTACATTTTTATTAAAGGTAAACACAGACTCTATTGGTTATGATTTAGAAAGTGATGACGAGATATTAGCAATTGGTAAATTTGATTCATAGGAGTAATTAAATGGCACTTACGTTTAAAACAAAAAAACCAATTACTTTAAAGTCAGGTACAGGTGTATCTTTATCCGTTGATGGAAAGGGATTCACAAAAAAGGATTTTGACGGAACCGATAAGTCTAATGTTCGTATTTCTATCGGTCAAGATGTATCAACAAATGCTGGTGTTCAATTTAATCAAGTAGTTCTCGGTAGTGATAGTTTAACCGTAGGAACAGGTTCAGACGCATTAGTTTTCAGTGATGGTAAAATAGTTGGTGATTTACAATTTCAAGATAATGTAAAAACAACTAATGATTTTCAATCAATAGGTAATTTAACCTACACTGGTACTCAAACAGCTACTTCTTTTACATCAAGTATTACTAATGTAACACAATCAAACAATACTGGTTCTAATGTATTTGGTTCAAATTTAAGTTCACATAAACATTTTTTAACAGGTAGTTTAGATGTTTCCGGCTCTTACAATTTAAATCAATATAGACCATTGGTTAAAGATATTTCAAATGATGCTTCTTTATCTGATAAAAGTCAAAATGATATCGTAACTGAGTACGCTGCATATACATATTTTTCAAACAACTCACCAGTTAAGTCTTATTTAAGAAAATCATTTGTTCATACGGGCAGTTTTGTAAATAGCTCTACTTCAAGATTTAGTGCAGTTACAGCATCAGCACCACCGGTTCTTTCTTCTACAACTGAAGATGATTTTATGTTTTTTATAAATGGTATGTTGGTAGAGAATGACGCACTTACTATACAACAAATTTCAACAAACTTAGAACTATTATTGGATACCAATTCACTTGGATATGAATTATCATCACAAGATGAGATAATTGCGTTTGGTAAATTTAATAGTTAGATATTTATAAATAGAGAAATATTATGGCAAATTTAAAATCAAAACAATTAGCAAACTTATTGACATTTTCAACAGCTAGTATAGATGTTGTAAGTGGTTCATTAATACCGGATGCCGCAAATTTATATAATATCGGTAGTGCTACGGTTCCGTATTTAAGTGGTTCCTTTTCAAATCTAAATGTTTCGAATGGTGGTGAAGTTCAGGTAACAAACCTCTTCGTAACAGACATAAGTAGATTTACAGGTTCAATCGTATTGAATGAACAAACCACATCACCAACCGCACAAGAGGGTGGATTGATGTATAGTGGTAGTAATTTTTACTTAGGTTTTGATTCATAAAACTTTTTGAATTAATATTTATAGTTAGTAATAATATATTTACTACAAAGAATTAAAATGAGATAATCTTAGGAGAAAAATAATGGCGAGTTGGAAGAAAGTAATTGTTAGTGGTTCCGACGCTGAACTAAATGGATTGACTTTAAGTGGTGACTTAACCGTATCAGGTGGAGACATTACTTTAGGTGCAACCAGTATTTTTTCAGGTGGAGACACAACATCACTAAACAACATTGATGCCCTTGACGCAACAACAGAAGCAACCATTGAATCCGCACTGGATACATTATCAAATGTAACTACCGTAGGAACATTAAATGCGGGTGCTATTTCAAGTGGTTTCGGAAATATTGATAACGGAACATCTACTTTAAACACAGGTAATGCGACCGTAGATAATTTAATAAACGCATCTGCAGTATCAGATTCACACATTACAGGTTCTTTCACTGGTTCATTCAGTGGAGACGGAAGTAATCTAACAGGTGTTGCACAAGATATTGAATTATTAAATGCGTATGGTGCAGGAACATTACATCAAACACAAGACAAATTTTTAGTATCGGACAACGGAACAGAGAAATCAATTACATTTAGTAATTTAGAAGATAGTGTTTTTGCTAATGTTAGTGGAGATGCTACAATCGCAGCTGGAGGTGCTTTAACAATAGCAAATGGTTCAGTTGAAAACGATATGTTGGCCGGTTCAATCGCTAATGGAAAATTATCAAATGATGGAATTACCATTGCAGGTGTAGACACATCATTAGGTGGTACAATCACAGCAGCAACAATTGGTAATGCAATTGGTGCTTTATCAGCATCAGTAAATGTTGACCACGACGCTACTACAAACTTTGTAGCAAACGAACACATTGACCACACATCAGTAAGTGTAATTGCTGGAACAGGATTAACTGGTGGTGGAACAATCGCAGCAAACAGAACTCTAAATGTAGTTGGTGGAACAGGTGTTACAGCAAACGCAAATGATATAGCTATTGGACAAGATGTTGCAACAAATGCAAATGTAACATTTGCATCCGTAACGACAACAGGAAACGCAATAATCGCCGGTAATTTAGATGTTACGGGAACAACTACAACAATCAACACTACAAACTTATTAGTAGAGGATAGATTTATATTGATGAATAGTGGTTCATCATCAGGTGATGGTGGATTTATTGTTCAGACTGAAGCAGGATTCACAGGTACAGCATTTGGTTGGGATGATTCAGCAGGTAGATTTGGTTTACAAGTTGGAACTAAATTAGCACAAGATGCAACAGCAATCGCACCAGATTCTTACATTGCATCAGTAGTGACATCTGATGATTCTAATTATCAAAAGAATGGTAACATTAGAGTTCAAGGTGGAGAAATCTACATTTATGTAGAATAAGATTAAAACTTAATAAAGGTTTATATGGGATTAGTAAAAAATAAAAAAGTAGATAAACTACGAGTATCGACTGAAAAGCAAGAAAGTGTTGTTAAATCAACACCTTCTATAAAATTTAGTAAAAGAGAAATAGAATTTCTTTTATATATGATACAAGAAGGAAATATTCCTGGCAAAAGATTAATAGAAGCAGTACAAGTAGTGGAAAAACTACAACAGAATTACAAAAAACAAAAATAACTTTATTGGCCTTGATGTGGCAATCAAGGAAGTGGGCCAAATAGGTAACCAACCATAAGGAGAACGAACTAAATGCCAAGTTGGAAAAAACTCATATCGAGCGGTTCAAACGCTCATCTTAACGCAGTCACTGCATCCAGTGATATTATAATCTCGCAAGATAGTAAAAAATTAATGCTAGGAGCTGGTAATGATTTACAGATTTATCACGACGGTACATCTAATTATATAGATTTAGCAACTTCTGACCAAGATTTTAAACTTAGAGTTAATGATGGTGGTGTTACTACTACTGCTATTCAAATAGATTCAAGTGAAATTGGTAGAGTTAAACTACCTAATGATGACCAACAATTAACTATTGGTGCAGGTCAAGACTTAAGATTTTATCATACAAATGATACTTCCAATATTGTAAATTTCAATGGTGCACTTACTATACAAAATGCGGGAGCAGGTTCTACCATAATAAAAAACACATCACAAGACGAAGATATATTTTTACAAGTTAATGATGGTGGTAGTACTATTAATGCTATCAGAATAGATGCAAGTGACAACGCAAGAGTTAAATTAGCAAATGATAATCAAAAACTATCTATTGGTGCAAGTAATGATTTAGAGTTATATCATCAAAGTGGAAATAGTATTATAAAAAATGTCACTGGTCAGCTGATTTTAATGAACTCTGCTCAAGACCAAGATATGGCTTTTCAAGTTAATGATGGTGGAAGTGTACAATCAGCACTACGATTACGAGCTGCAGATAAAGCTGTTCGTTTGCCTTATGACAATCAATATCTAATGGTTGGTGCTGGTGACGATTTAAGAATGAGACACAATGGTTCTAATAGTTTTATAGAAAATATAACTGGTCATTTCTTCTTTGACAGTTTATCTCACGGAAGTAAAATGCAATTTGCTACTGAAGATAGTAGTGGTACTAAAGCTTATGTTTTAAATATAACTGGAGATAATCATTTCGTCGGGATAGGAGAAACGAGTCCTGAAGCTAAGTTGCATGTTAAGAACGCTTCTGCTGGAACATTTACTGCAAGTAATTCACAACTATTAATTGAGAATAATACTACTGTTAGATTAACTATGGTAACACCAACTAACAATGCTTCAAAAATAGAATTTGGAGATATTGATGACCAAGATGCTGGTATTTTAGAATATAATAATTCTGACAACTCTATGAGATTTACAACCAACACTTCTGAAGCTATGAGAATAGACTCATCAGGAAATGTCGGAATCGGCACAACAACACCAACAAGTGAATTAACCGTAGAAGGAGACATTAGTGGTAGTGGAACAGGTTCTTTTGAAAGAATCGTTGTAGGTGGTGGAGTATTTACTTCAGCATCGTTAGCAGCCGGTGGTTCTGGTGGTGGAAGTAGTGATATCACAATGGATGGTTCTACTGCAAACGGACTACTAACTTATGGTGGAACCGATAACATTGATGTAGAATCTAATCTTACTTTTGATGGAAGTCATTTAAGACTTCCTAATAATAGTGCTGTAATTATGGGTGCAAGTGATGCTTTTGTAATAAATCATAATGGTTCTCATAATTATATACAAAATACAAAAAGCGATGCAGATGTTTATTTTACAGTAAACGATGGTGGTTCTACTATCAATGCACTTATTATTGATTCAAGTGAGGTTGCAAATATTGTTTTACCTAATGACGGACAAAAGCTTTTGTTAGGAGCAAGTAGTGATTTACAATTCTATCACGATGGCTCTAATAATTTTTTAAGAAACAATACTACCGACCAAGATTTTAGTATATTGGTTAATGATGGTGGTTCAACGATTACTGCATTACAAATAGATTCAAGTAATGTAGGTAGAGTAATATTACCAAATGACAATCAAAAATTAACTATTGGTGCAGGTTACGACTTAAACTTATATAACAATGGTTCAGTTTCTTATATTTCAAACAGTAACAACTATTTTACCATAGACCAAAATGCTGCAGCAGGTATGCAACTTAGAAACTTGTCATCTGACCAAGATATAATTTTTTCCGTAAACGCTGGTGGGGGTCAGATTACTGCTATTCAAATAGATGCAAGTAATTCTGGTAGTCTTGTTTTACCTAATGACAACCAAAACTTTTATGTGGGAGCATCTAATGACTTTAGAATTGTTCACAACGGAACAGACACTTATCTAAATAATCATACTGGAGATTTTATTATTCAGAATTTTGCTGATGATAAAGATATTTCACTTAGAAGTGATAATGGTAGTGGTGGAAGTACTCCTTACATAACATTAGATGGTAGTGCTACATCAGTAAATATAGAACAAGATGTAAAACTTACAGCTACCAAGAAACTTTATTTAGATGGTGGTGGTCATACTTATATCCACGAACAAGCAGATGACATATTAGAAATTGTTGTTGGTGGAGAAGTTCAATTAAAATTAACTGAAGCAGGAAATGGTGTAGAAATACCAGTAGATTCACACCCATTAAAAATAGGTGCAGGTTCTGACTTACAATTTACTCATAATGGAACAAATTCATTTATTGATAATTATACTGGAACTTTAAACATTACAAATAATACCGATGATGGAGATATAGTTTTAAAATCAGATGATGGCTCTGGTGGTACAACTGCTTACCTAACCTTAGATGGTAGTGCTTCACTAACAAAATTTCATATAGACACTAAACATCTTGATAGTGTTACAGCAAACTTTGGTGATAGTGCAGATTTACAAATATACCACAATGGTTCACATTCTTACATAGACCAAGTAGGAACTGGACATTTATACATTCGCAACACAACAGACGATAAACAAATAATTATTCAAACAGATGATGGTAGTGGTGGTGTTACCGACTATATGAAATTCAAAGGTGATGAAAATTTAATCAGAACATTCAAAAATTTTAGATTACACGATAGTGTTCAATTGCAAATAGGAACTGGTGCTGATATGGATATTTTGCACGATGGTTCTAATGCAACTATTAGAAATGGAACTGGTAATTTATCTATTGAACAACAAACAGATGATGGAGATTTAATTCTAAAATGTGATGATGGTTCTGGTGGAGTTACTGCTTACCTAACATTAGATGGTGGTCAAAAATTTGTAAGTATTCCGAGTGATTCCATAGAATTCACTCTTGGAGCAAGTGGTGATATAAGATTACTTCACAATGGAAGTAATTCACAATTTAAAAATTATACTGGAGCTTTTTATATACAACAAAATGCAGTAGCTCCTTTTTACATAGACCAACAAGCCGATGATTCTGATTTGATACTTAGAAGTGACGATGGTTCTGGTGGAGTTACTCCTTACATAACATTAGACGGAAGCACTGGAGACCTATTATTAACACCACCAACAAGAACAGAAATTCAAGGAAATTTAGTTGTTGAAGGAGATTTAACAGCACAAAATTATATCGTAAGTTCATCAATAACTTATATGACACAAAGTTTTTCAAGTGGTTCAACAATATTCGGTGATTCCATAGACGACACACATCAATTTACAGGTTCAGTTCAAATAACAGGTTCTCAAAGTGTTGTAGGTGATGTAGAAATCAGTGCTACTAATAAACTTTACTTAGATGGTGGTACTCATACTTATATCTATGAACAAGCAGCAGATACATTAGACTTTGTAGTTGGTGGACAACAGATGCTAACTATGGTTGAGGGTGGAACAGACTATGTAAGAGTAGGAGATAATATATTATTAGGTGCTGGTAATAGTCTTGATATGTATATGAAACACGATGGAACTAATTCCTCTTTAGTGAATGGAACTGGTGCATTATATATTGATGCACTTGGCCAAGATTCAGATTTCTTTATTAGGGTAAATGATGGTGGTGTTACTAAAACTGCCCTTAAAATAGATTCAAGTGAAATCGGTAATGTACACTTACCTAATTGGAATCAGGCATTAAAAGTTGGAGCATCAGGAAATATACTTTTATATCATAGTTCTACAGCTGCTAAATTCGTTAACATCACGGGTGATATGGAAATTGAAAATACTGCTGATGACAAAGATATTATTCTAAAATCAGATGACGGAAGTGGTGGAACAGCTGCTTACATAACTTTAGATGGTAGTGCTGGATTTACAACAGTTCAAAAACTAATGAGATTTAATGATGATGTAGACGCAAGATTTGGAACAGGTAGTGATTTAAGAATTAGGCACAATGGAACTAATAGTAGAATAGATAATTATACTGGAACTTTACAGATTAGAAATACTCTTGATGATGCAGATATAACATTAGAAACAGACGATGGTAGTGGTGGAATAACACCTTACATAACATTAGATGGAAGTGCAACCAACACTATACTTCATCAAGATACCATTCTAAATGATGACAAAGTTTTATATGTCGGTAATGATTTAACTAATGGATTGAGACTATTTCATTTATCATCTAATAATAATAACTATGTTAGAAGTAATGGTGGTCCATTAAATATACTTACTGCAGTATCTCAACCAATTTATTTAAATACAAACAATACTAATGCGATAACTATTAGTACTGCTCAAAAAGTGGGAATTGGCACCACATCACCACAAGAAAAATTAGATGTGGTTAGTGGTAGTGCTCACATAAGAGGTGTGGATTCAGAAGGATATGTATTGGGATTAGGACAACTTGCAAACACCCCAACAACACCATTATATAAAATAAGTACATTTGATGATACTTCCGGTGGAACATCAGGATTAACCTCTGGAGACCATTTAGAAATCTACGGAACAAGATGGGGATTCCAAAACACTTGGGCGAGAGGTGGTCAAGGTGGAGCAGTTCCAGTTGCAGCATTATATAGTAGTGCAGGAGAATCTCGTTTATCTATTTACGAGGCACTAAATCCTTCATCTGATGCAACTTATAGTGAAAGAATTAGATTAAGAGGAAATGGTGATTCTTGGATTACAAATAAATTAGGTGTTGGCACAACATCACCCGATACAACATTAGATATTTTTTCAAGTGGTGTTAATGGTATATTATTAAATCAACAAACTTCCGATAGCAACACTTCTGCAAGATTGATGTTTAAACAAGACGATACAACATTTACAATGTATGGTTCTGGTGGTAATTTAGAATTTAGAAGTGGTGGAACGGTAGGTAGTTCAAGTGGAACCGCACAATTTAGAATTACTGAAAATTCAGGAGTAAGAATACCAAATGATAATGATACACTTGCATTAGGTGCTGGTGAAGATTTATATATGTATCACGACGGAAGTGATTCTTTTATTAGAAATCAAACCGGTGGATTGTATATTGACCAACTAACAGATGATGGAAATTTAGCATTAAGATGTGATAATGGTTCAGGTGGAACTACTGCTTACCTAACATTAAATGGTGCTTCAACATTGATTGATGTAGCAAAAAATATGAGGTTTGCTGATAGTATTAAAAGTATGTATGGTGCTAGTTCTGATTTACAAATCTATCACAATGGAACAAATAGCTTCGGAGCCGATAATTATACTGGACATTTAATATTCCAAAATAGAGCAGATGATTCTGATATTATATTTAAAACAGATGACGGAAGTGGTGGAGTTGCTACGTACTTGACATTAGATGGTAGTGCTTCTACGGTTGAAATAGCTAAAGACACAAACATAACAGGAAACTTATTAACTGGTCAATCCAGTAATCCTACATTAGAAATTAGAAACACAGCTACAAGTGCAGGAAGTGGAGCACAATTAATATTTGGACATAGTCAGGCTGGAACTACACAAGTAGCAAGACTTGAGACCCATTTATTAAATGGAAGTGAATCTGGTAGAGCTGGTAATTTAGAGTTTTGGACATCAAGGTCAGGTACAGCGGAACAGGCTGCACAACTTACTCACGACAAATATTTCTTCATATACGAAGCTGGAGATACTTCTGATTATTTAAGATTACATTCAGATAGTTCCAGAGCTCATTATTATTCCCCAAACAATTATCATAGATTTACAACTGCAAGTGGGTACATAGAATTAGGACCAGGTAATTCAAGTTGGGGACATATACAAACCGATAGAGATAAATTTTATTTCAATAAACAAATTACAGTAGATAGTGGTATTGTAAGTGCTTATGATGAAGACTTAAGTTTAAGAAGAGCACACGATAGTAGTTCTGATAGAATAGATATTACAGCTGATTATTCAAGAATAATTGTTAATGATACTGAAAGATTTAGAGCGGACACTGCTGGAGCTGATGTTACAGGAATTTTAACTGTAACTGGTGATGTTACTTCTAATGGTAATTCGGTTGTAACAAAAGGAAGCTTATCATCAAATACTCTAAGTAATATTACTACATTTACTTCTAACGATAATATTGAAACAAGTTCTGGAAATCAATCTGGACTACAAGTATATCAAGATACAGGTGGTGCAGATGCGTTTATGACATTTCATATTAATGGCGATTTTGCTGGATATTTCGGAATAGACGGCGCTATCAATGATTTAGCTGTTGGTGGTTGGAGTTATGGTAATGGTAATAAGTACAGAGTATTCCACGCTGGTAATTCAACAAACATAATTTCATTAGGAACTATCACTACTGGTACTTGGAACGGAAGTGTTATTGCAAGTGCTTACTTAGACGCAGACACAGCACATTTATCAGGAACACAAACATTTACTGGTCAAAAAACATTTACTGAACAAGTCACTATGAATTTTTCAGATACTGGAGAAAGATTATATATTCAATATAACGGTACTACGGTAGGAGATATTGGAGCTAATGATACTAGTTGGCTAAGAATAAATCAGTCTACTGCTAAAAATATTTATACACCAAGATATATAAGAGCAGATAGTGGTTTCTTTGTAGATGGAGCAACTCAAGGTATTACTGGAGCTGGTGTTTTTAGAGCACCAAATGGAAGTGTTGGAACACCAACATATAGTTTTTCTAACGATACCAATACTGGTATGTATCTTATTACTGGGGATAAAATAGGTTTATCAACAGGAGGAGTAGTTCGTGCTGAAATAAATTCATCTGGAATCAATTCATTAAATAGTTCAGGTTACTACATAGATGATAGAAGAATATACGACACTCCAAGTAATTCTACTGATAGAGGTGGATTTCACGCAATTATAGCAGGACTTAGAAATAGTGGTAAACAAAGATATTTAGATGAAGACTTTAATAATGGTACTAATAGTGTAACTTTATACAATAATGCAGGTGGTACTAATCTTGTCGTTTCAAGAATTACAGCATCAGACGATAGTATAGTTCCTCCAAATTCAAGTGGTAAAGTAATAAAAGTTGCATATAATGGTAACGGAAGTACAAGTCCAGGTTTTGGTGGTGTTTATCAACTTATAAATACTGAGGAAAATCATACATTTGTACAGATATTCCAAGCTAAACTTCCAAGTGGTAGAACATTTGTTACAGCAGCTAATTCAATGGGAAATAATTCTACGGACCATTTCTTAACTTCACCGGAAGGTACTGGTAAATGGGAATGGTATGCAAGAGTATGTCATGCTGGAGATAGTGGTACATTTAGTACTTCTGGTTTTATTTATGTTACGGGTGGTAGTGATACAGCATTTACTTGGTACATAGCAAATATGACTCAGTATGATGTGACTGAAACACCAGGTGATTACGCATCTCAAACAGGATATTACAGAAGTATTTATGATGTTAATGCTACATTAGCTAGAGGACTGAATGATGATGACAGAATTGTAGTAGAAGCATCAGAAACTAAGGTTATTGGAGATTCGGTAGAAAGAGCAAGGTTTGGTAGTTATGGTATAAGAAACAATGTTGTTGGAAGTGCAGGAACCCCAAGTTATAGTTTTGTATCAGATACAAATACTGGTATGTTAAGAACTGCAGAAGATACAATAGGATTTGCAACTGGTGGTTCAACAAGATTTACAATGAATGGTTCAGGAGTATTATATGTTTCAAGTGCAGTCCAAGCAGGTAATGGTGGTATTCAAATTTGGGATGGAACACACGGATTCAAAACAGTATTAGCAAAAGATAGTACATATACAAAACTATTAAATAATGATGGTGCTGTTTGTCTTTATCTTGGAGATGGTGGAGATAGAAATAATTACCACGATGCGGGAGGACATAGATTTAGAAGTGCAACTGGTGGTACATACTTTGGTTCAATAAATGGTACAGGGTTACATCTTGGTACAGGTAATACTTTTGCAAGTACAAGACTTGATGTAGATGGTACTTCTAACTTTACTGGAGAAATGTACATAGACCACGGAGGTAGTGATTATGCTCCTGGTATTAATTTTATGGGTGGTACAAATACACCCGGTAGTAATACTTATGAAAATGCTAAAATAGCATATTATGATAATAGTGGTACTGGTTTGATGAGATTTTCTATTGGTAGAGGTGCTGGAACTTATGACTTTTACCTCGGTGGTTCTAAGGTATTTGGAGTAGATGCTGCTGGACAAGGAAGATTTATTGGTTCAACTGATATAGGATTAGTTGTAGCATCAACAGACGCAGGTAGTGGTATTGCAGTAAAGGATAGTAATACGGGTGGAGATTATTACAATGGAATGTTTTGTGCGACAAATGATTTATTCTTTAAGTCAAACAATGTAGAAAGAATGAGAATAGATTCATCAGGAAATGTTAGTGTTGGTGGAAATATTACTTTAACTTCTGGACATAGCTTTAGAGCACACAACGAATCAAGCTATACTAAATATAGACTATATTCAACATCAGGTGCTTATTGTATAGGTATGATTTCTTCAACTGGTTTTGGAGCTGTTGATTCTTGGGCTATGACATTTACTTTTAGTGATGAAACAAATAGAGGTTTTTTATGGAGAAAGACCAGTCATAGTTCTGGACAGGGAGCTATGTCATTAAATACTGAGGGTAAATTAAATGTAGCACATAGTGTAAGAGTAGGATATGGAATATCTGACGGCACAGCTCCAGGAGCAACTTATGCATTAGATGTAAGTGGTCAGATAGCCGCTTCAAATGATATTACGGCTTTTGCGTCTGATGAACGACTAAAAAGAAATATTAAATTGATTGAAAGTCCATTAGAAAAAGTAAGTCAACTATCTGGATTTACTTACAATTTTAACAATACTGCAAAAGAATTAGCAGACTACGACACCGAACAAAATTATGTTGGTGTTTCTGCACAAGAAGTTAAAAAAGTTCAACCAGAGGCAGTTAAATTGGCTCCATTTGATACAGATGCAAGTGGTTCTATATCTGGTGAAGATTATTTAACAGTACAATACGAAAAATTAGTTCCATTGTTAGTTGAGTCGGTTAAAGAATTGACAAAACAAAACAAAGAACAACAAAAAACAATAGAAGAACAGCAACAACGATTAACCAAATTAGAGGAGAAATCAAATGGGTAGAATAGTAGCAGACGCAACAGTGTCAGGAAGTGGATTTGCTCAAGTAAGTATTAAACATACAAGAGCACAAAATGATATCGATGGTAATGAAAGAACCATCTTAGATTATCAAGAATCTATTTCAGTACACGAAGCAAAAATCAACTACACAGCTATGGTAACACAAGCTTCAGCATCACATTCTGAATTAGTGACAGCTTTAGCATCAATTACAACCATTAGTGGTAGTAACGACGCATAATATTTATACATAATATATTTATATTAGTATAATTAACAGGAGAAACCAATGTCATTGACTTCATCAGGTCAAATCAAGATGAGTGAAATCAATACAGAACTTGGTAGGACTTCAACAACGGCAAATACTTCGTTGGAAGACCAATCAGACGGAACTTACGCAACCATCAATACTGCAAACGATTCAGCAGATAGACCGGATGGTTCGGCTCCGCACGCAATGTCAGAATTTTATTCTTATGACCACGATTTAGCATCTACATCTTGGAGTGTTGTAGATAATACTGGAGTAAATATAACTGGTTTACCAGGTGGTACTGAACAGAGTATTAAAGACGCACAGATGACTGTGACCGGTGGTACTGGTGGAACAAGTTGTTCAGTATCTACTACTGGTGGTCCATTCGGAACATTTACATTAGCTATCTCAAGTGGTGGTGACCCAGGTGTACTCGGAACATCAAATAGTGGAACAGGATTTATCAGTACTTCTACAGCAAATAGTAATTCATTATTTAGTAGTCATAATTCAGGAACACGATACATTAGAACTCAATGGGCACACTCACCCTCCAATAAAGACGGAACAGGAGCCTACACATTAACACTAACAAACAATGGTGTATCTGCTACTGTGACTGGTAATATTACATTTTCTGGTGGTGGTGGTGGATTGTGTATTTATGAACACATTCCGGTTAATTTAAAAGACGGAACTGCAATTATACACGACTTAAATGTTGGAGATATGATTATGTCTTATAATTGGTCAACCGGTCAAGAAGAAGAAGTAGAAATACAACAAATAGAAAAAAGACTACACGAAAATCTATACAAGATAATATTATCAGACCCTAACGATGAAACGGATGGTGAAGAATTGAAAGAATTGATTCTAACATCAGACCACCCTATTTACAAACAAGATGGAAATATGGTTTCTCAAGACCCAGGATTAAGTAAATCTAATTATGATTTAGATGCAACTGAAATACAACCAAATGATTTACTAAAAATATTAGATGGAAAATACTATGCAAATGTACACAGACTTGAAGGTTTTCCTAAAAAACACTGGACTTACACGATAAAAACTAAGAACAATAACTTCTATGCAAATGGGGTATTGGTGAACTCAGAAATTTCGTAAAAAATTAAAAAATAATGTAATAACAGACTTTTACATTATATTTATTAACAATAGAATAGTAACAAACAAGGAGTTATAACTATGTCAGAAGTAGAAACAAATCAAATACAATTCACTGAAGATGAACTAAAATCTTTAAGTGACTTAAGAGTAAATTACAATAATCTTACTCTATCATTTGGTGCTTTAGAAGTTTCAAGAATGCAAACTGAACAAAGACTATCAAGTATGGATGAAGAAAGAGCTCGTTTAGAAGAATCATATAACGAAGCACTTGAATCAGAAACTGAGTTAGTTAAAGGACTAACTGAAAAGTATGGTCAAGGTAGTTTAGACATTCAAACAGGTGTATTTACACCAGTTGAAGCTGTCGAAAATGTTGAATTAGAAGAGTCTTCTAAATCATCTAGTGACGAATCAGCATCAGCATAATAGAAAATAAAGTAACATTTTTTTTCTATCTTAATATATTTTGAGATTTTAATTTGATATTTATACTTAGTAAAATCTCGAAAAAGATAACCTAATTAGGAGAAACATAATGGCTGAAAGAATAGTCAGTCCTGGTGTATTTACACGAGAAAAAGATTTAACATTCTTACCACAAGGTATTGGTGAAATTGGAGCAGCATTAATCGGACCAACAGAAATGGGTCCAGCATTTGTTCCAACAATCATCAGAAACTTCGGTGAATTTGAAACAATCTTTGGTAAAGAAAACCAAGACTTTTATGTTCCTTTTGCTGCGAAGCAATATCTTCGTAACGCAGGAACATTAACAATAGTTCGTGTTTTAGGATTGGGAGGATACGCAAACGACACCGTAACATTAAGTATTAGTGGTTCAAAAGGACACTTTGCTGTCGCTACATTGAAATCTTCAAGAGGAGCAACCGATGTAGACAATACTGACTTAGCTGGGCCAACAAGTGCCTCAGTTGATGATGCTGGAACCAAATCTTCATTTACATTGAATCTTGATGTAGATAATGACAGAAGTACACAAGCTTTTGCATTATCATTTGATTCAAGTTCAGCTAACTACATTACAAAAGTATTTAGTGAAGACGCACAAAATACTGGTAAAAAGGTGCATGTGTATTCAAATTTCCAAGACACACAAAACAAAATGGGTTCAAGTGATAGAGTATATATCAATAGTGGAAGCAACGAAGGCTTCTCATTTGATTACTCGGTTGCTACAACACCATCAATTCAATCACAATTAGTCGGTGGTTCAAGAACCGACTTATTTAAAGTTAACACCATATCACACGGAACAAATATGAACTCTAAATTTAGAGTTGGTATTGCTGATGTTAAAAGACCATCAGATGTTGCCGGTTCAGATTATGGTTCATTTAGCTTACAAGTGATTGTAAATAATCCAGGTCAAAATGACAACGGAACAGTTTTAGAAACTTTCCAAAATCTAAATTTTGACGAGGATTCAGTAAACTTCCTACCAAGAGTAATTGGTGATAGATATACTACAATTGATAATCAAGGAAAATTAACCAACAATGGTGATTATCCAAATCAATCTAAGTACATTTATATTTCTAATTACGATAAATTGACAGGAATTTCAAAAGACTTAGTTCCTATGGGATTTGATAAAGTCTTACAACCACATAAAACAACACTAACAACACCAAGCGGTAGTACCGTTGTAATGTCGTTCCCAAGTGCTTCGTTTATTGGTACAAATAGTGGTTCAGCACAGAAAAATTCAAGAGGAACATTTGATACAAATGTATACTATGGATTTGACTTTAATAATGTTGACCAACAACAATATTTAGCACCACTACCAACAGACGCAGCAGTAGGAAATAACTTGACAATGAGTTTAGAAGATTGTGTTGGTAATGATGATGCTTCATCTTTGGGTACACAATACTCATCAGGTAACAATCCATTATCATTAAGTGGTTCAGATTACAGACAATTAAAGTTCGCAGTTCCTTTCCAAGGTGGTTTTGATGGTTCAAATCCAGCAAAAGAAAGAAAAATTGGAACAAATATTGTTGCAAATAATACACAAGGATTCGATTTAAGTGGAGCCAATACAACTGGTTCACTAGCTTATAAAAGAGCTTTAAACGCAATATCTAATCCAGATGAGTTTGATATTAATTTATTAGCACTTCCAGGTGTTATTCATTCAATTCACTCATCAGTAACAAATCACGCAATTGATAAAGTCGAAGATAGAGCAGATTGCTTCTTTATCTTAGATGGTTCAAAATACGGAAGAACAATACAGGGTGCTATCAATGATGTAAAATCATTAGATAGTAATTATGTAGCAACATATTATCCTTGGGTTAAAGTTCTTGATGAAGTTAAAAATAAACCTACTTGGGTTCCACCTTCAGTAGTTCTACCAGGCGTTTACGCAAATAATGATAGAATTGGACAAGAGTGGTTCGCACCAGCAGGTTTAAATCGTGGTGGTTTAACAGAAGTATTAGAAGCTAAAACAAGACTAACGAACTTAGAAAGAGATGATTTATACGAAAATCGTATTAATCCTATCGCAACTTTCCCAGGTCAAGGTGTAGTCGTGTTTGGTCAGAAAACACTTCAAGGTAAACCAAGTGCGTTAGACAGAATCAATGTAAGAAGATTGTTGATTAACTTGAGAAAGTTTATCGCATCAACTTCTAACTTCTTAGTATTTGAACAGAACAATACAGCTTTAAGACAAAGATTCTTAAATCTTGTAAATCCATATATGGAAGAAGTTCAAGCAAATGCAGGACTTACAGCATTCAGAGTAGTAATGGACGAATCAAACAACACACCAGATGTTGTTGATAGAAACCAATTAATTGGTCAAATCTTTATCCAACCTACAAGAACAGCTGAGTTCATTGTATTGGACTTTGCAGTTCAACCAACAGGAGCAACATTCCCAGAATAATAGGAATATTGATTAAGAAAAACCCCCAAGAAATTGGGGGTTTTTTGTTATGATATGGGAAATAAATTTGCAGGTGATTTACACCAAATCACCAAAGGTTGTTTCTTATATCGTGAAACACTACATAACCCTATTCGGTTCCAAATTATCGTCGTCACCGAAAACCCCCGAAT